TGTCAACTGGTAGCCAAGGGGGAAACACTGACAGATGCCTATAAAAAGGCATACAACGTCAAGGAAGGGACAAAGCCAAGCACTGTATGGGTTAACGCCTCACAACTGGCAACAGGCAACACTAAGGTTGCAAGTAGGATTAAGGCAATAACTGATCAATTAACCGCTCGTAAGCGTACAGACGAAGACAAGCTCAAGTTGTGGGTGACTGACCAGTTAAAGACTGAGGCAATGGGCGCCGATAGTGCAAGCGCTAGGGTGTCTGCTTTGGTGGCACTGGGTAAGAGTGTGGCAATGTTCACTGAGAAGGTGCAGCAGGAAGATAGCAGCGAGAGGAACGTGGCTGACATTGAGGCCGACTTGCAGCGGCGGCTGGCTGCTCTGATCGGCGAGTGACCCACCCTTTTATTTACTGGCTTACTGTCATACCCCACCCGTCCCCATCCCCCCTGTATCGCCTGCCCACTAGACATGCGACATACATGATGTTCTACACAATCAATTACCCAGTAAATTTCAAACCCTGTGAAACCGAATGTTGCTTTAGAGGCCAAATAAAGCCCACTGAGACGCTTTGCCTAGTTTGTGGTCTAACACCAGTGGAAAAGAAAGAGTGGCGCTCTATGGAGCCTGAGCAGCGATTAGAGCTTATGGGAGAAGTGAGCAACAGGGTTAACTATGCTTGGATGATGTGGGAGATAATGGAAGAGCCTACCATTCAATAACGGGCTTGTTACTTTACCCCCCCATACAATTTGTACGAGGATACAAATTTTCCGCTACGCGCCGGGTCTTTTACAGGATACGATGCCTAGGAGTCCCATAACCTCGTACTTTTTTATAAAAATTTGTCCCATAGTACATATATGTACTATATAGTACATAGTATGTATTATATATATTATCTACATATCTAGTTAAAGTACATTATGTACTATATACTGATCGCGAGGTGTATCGTCTCCCGACACCTCCGGTGGGGTTTGAGCTTCCTCCCTAGCTCCCCCACCGTCATTATCTTGGGAGAGGGAGAAAAACATGGCAGACAACATAATACAGTTCCCTAGTACCAATCCTCTTGTTGATGACACAGAACTTGATCCAATGGATATGATGTCAACAATCCAAGAGGAGATAAACATGACGGAAGCCATTGTTGTTGGCTGGACGGATGAAGGAAATCTTTTTATGGCTACATCTCACGGGAAGGCGCCCGATATGGTTTTTCTTCTTGAGTTGGCTAAATCAGTTTTAATGAACAGGTGTGTAAGTGAGGAAACATGAGTGATGGACTTTTATACCTTTTTTGTCTTCTTCTCCGTAATCGTAACTCCAAACGGAGAAATTAAATCTTTTTCCAAGCACGTTATGGAATGCCCTACATGGGAAGTTGTAAAAGAATTACATGAGCCTAGGATAGATGATGGAGAGATAATAGACTGGGGGGCCACCTGTTTGGAAACTAAACTGCCATTGAAAGTCCCGCCATCTAAAGATGCGGTTCCAACCACTCCCCCTGTTCCTTTGGAAAAACCTGAAGCTAAGGGACTACGCACATAACATGAGCCAACTGGCAGCCATAAATAAAAAGATATCTAATCTTCCGCCAAATCAAAAGCAGGAGATACTTGACCTTCTTGCCGAGTTAGATGAGGCAAAGGAAAAGGAAAACTCCAGATCGGACTTCCTTACATTCGTTAACAGGATGTGGCCTTCATTTATTGCAGGGCGCCATCATAGTATTATGGCAGATGCCTTTGAGCGCGTGGCTAATGGTGAGTTAAAACGCCTGATTGTCAATATGCCACCCAGACATACCAAGTCTGAATTTGCGTCTTACTTGTTTCCGGCATGGTTTCTTGGCAAATATCCGGAGAAAAAGATTATCCAGACCGCACACACAGCAGAACTGGCTGTCGGGTTTGGTCGTAAAGTAAGAAACCTAATCAATCAGGATGACTTCCAGCAGGTATTCCCCGGCATATCCCTGTCTTCTGACTCAAAAGCTGCCGGAAGATGGAACACAAACAAGCGAGGTGACTATTTTGCTATTGGTGTTGGTGGTGCAGTTACTGGTAAAGGTGCTGACGTTCTCATTATTGACGACCCCCACTCGGAGCAGGAGGCGGCACTGGGGGCTTACAACCCAGAAGTCTACGACAAGGTGTATGAATGGTACACATCAGGACCGCGACAGCGTTTACAGCCGGGCGGAGCGATCATTGTAGTGATGACAAGGTGGTCTGTTAGGGACTTAACAGGATCAATTATGAAGTCGGCAACACAAAGAGAGGGCGCGGATGACTGGGAAATCATAGAATTGCCAGCAATTATGCCATCTGGTGAACCTTTGTGGCCTGAGTTCTGGCCTTTAGACCAGTTAGAAGCTCTCAAGGCTGAATTGCCCGTATCAAAATGGTCTGCTCAGTACCAGCAGGACCCAACTGCTGAAGAAGGAGCGCTAATTAAGCGAGAATGGTGGCAAGAATGGGAAAAAGACAGTCCGCCACCGTGCGAAGCAATCATTCAAAGCTGGGATACTGCGTTTTTGAAAACGCAACGAGCTGACTATTCTGCCTGTACCACATGGGGAGTCTTTAATCACCCAAATGAACAGGGCGAAACAGTGCCTAACCTAATACTTTTGGACGCTTACAAGGAAAAACTTGAATTTCCTGACTTAAAACGTGCTGCATATGATAAATATTGGGAATATGAGCCTGACCAGATGGTTGTTGAGAAAAAAGCCTCTGGTGCGCCCCTGATTTTTGAATTAAGGGCAATGGGAATACCAGTTACGGAGTTTACACCCTCGCGTGGGCAGGATAAGATAGCAAGAGTTAACGCCGTTAGCGATCTTTTTGCTTCTGGAGTTATTTGGGCGCCCCCTACAAGGTGGGCAGAAGAGGTCATTGAGGAATGTGCTGCATTTCCTGCGGGGGAGCATGATGACTTGGTTGACTCTACAACTCAGGCCCTACTGAGATTCCGTCAGGGAGGATGGATAAGAAGTTCTATGGATGAATGGGATGACGAACCAAGTTACAGAAGGCCCGTGGAATATTACTAAAACCTTTACCTTGCGGTATGTTCCGCATGATAAGGTTGAAAGCTATAAGCTAAAGGGTTGGTGGGTTGTGAATGATTTATCGCACTGCCATCACGGTATATATTCTGTTATTATGCAAAAACCACAAGAATTACAGGATTAATTGATATGGCTGTCGAAAAACAAATGTCTCCTGCCGACCTAGACATCGAAAACCCTGATGAGGTTGAGGTGGAGGTGGTAAACCCAGATGCAGTTGGCATTTCTGTAGATGGCGAATCAATGGTTATAGATTTTACGGGGGAAATGTCAGAGTCCCTTATGGGTCCTGAGCATGATGGAAACCTAGCCGAGTTTATGGATGAGGGTGAGCTTCAAGGCCTAGCCTCTGAACTTGTTGACGATTTTATAGCGGACAGGCAATCAAGAAAAGACTGGGCGCGTAGTTACGTTAAAGGCCTAGACCTTCTGGGCATGAAGATAGAAGAAAGAACACAGCCTTGGGCAGGAGCCGCTGGCGTGTTTCACCCTGTGCTAACAGAAGCGGTTGTTAGGTTCCAAGCTCAGGCTATGGGAGAGTTGTTTCCTGCCTCTGGTCCGGTGCGAACAAAAATTCTTGGGAAGCGTGACGCAGAAAAAATTGATCAGTCAAAGCGCGTTGAAGATGAAATGAATTATCTCCTAACAGAGGAGATGACAGAGTACAGAGATGAAACTGAACAGATGTTATTCAGGCTTCCTCTCGCCGGATCATCTTTTAAGAAAGTTTATTATGATCCGATTATGGAGCGACCATGCGCTATGTTTGTTCCAGCAGAGGATTTTGTTGTTTCTTATGGCGCAGCGGATTTAGCTACAGCGCCCCGTTACACTCATGTGATGAAGAAGACCCCAAATGAAATCATCGAACTTCAGGTTAATGGCTTTTATCTTGATGTTGAACTTCCTGACCCAGAGCCAGACTATTCAGATATCCAAGAAAAGTACGATGAGATTGATGGTGAAACCGCAGTTGTGGAGGATGATGACAGGCACACCATCTTAGAAGTCCACGCTGATTTGGATTTGCCAGAGCCGTTTGATGACCCAGATGGGATTGCAAGGCCGTATGTTGTTACAATAGACAAGTCCAGTTTGACAATATTGTCCATAAGGAGGAACTGGTATGAAGACGATATTAAAAAGCGTAAAAGACAACACTTTGTTCACTACAGATACTTACCGGGCCTTGGGTTCTATGGAACGGGTCTTATACATCTTATTGGTGGTCTTGCTAAAAGTGCCACAAGTATTCTACGCCAACTTATCGATGCGGGTACATTGTCTAATCTCCCCGCTGGTCTTAAAGCTCGCGGACTTCGTATTAAGGGTGATGATTCGCCTCTCATGCCGGGTGAGTTCCGCGATGTGGACGTTCCGGGTGGTGCAATCAGGGATTCGATTGCATTCCTTCCTTACAAGGAACCATCATCAGTATTATACCAGTTGCTTGGAAACATCGTGGAAGAGGGGCGAAGGATTGGCTCCGTTGCTGATGTACAAGTTGGAAACCTCAACCCGCAAGCTCCGGTCGGAACTACGCTTGCGTTGATGGAAAGATCAATGAAGGTAATGTCAGGCGTGCAAGCGCGTCTACATGCCGCATTGAAAAAAGAACTTAGAATATTAGGTAAGATCGTAAGGGACTACATGGGTCCTGATTATATTTACGAACTTGATGGAAAATTTAACAGACAGGAGGATTTCGATGATAGGGTGGATATTATCCCTGTGTCAGACCCAAACGCAGCAACGATGGCCCAAAGAGTCGTGCAGTATCAAGCCGCTATGCAACTTGCTCAACAGGCTCCGAATCTCTACAACATGGGTCAGTTACACCGCCAGATGCTCGAAGTGCTTGGTATCAAAGACGCAGACCAGATAGTCAAGCTGCCAGAAGACGTTAAACCGTCTGACCCAGTGACAGAAAATATGGCTATGTTAAAGCAAGAGCCTGTTAAAGCGTTTAAGTATCAGGACCATGAGGCACATATTCAGGTTCACTTGGCGGCAGCGCAAGACCCCAAACTACAAGAGATTATTGGTCAGTCTCCGTTTGCAGGAGCCATTCAGGCGGCTTTATCTGCACACGTTACAGAGCATGTGGCGTTCCAGTATAGAAAAGAAATAGAGAAGAACCTAGGCGTGGGTATGCCGGATGAGGAGAAGCCTCTACCAGAAGATGTTGAAATTGAAATTTCTCGTCTAGCCGCAGAAGCGGCGGAAAAACTCCTACGCAAGGATCAGGCTGAGGTAGCTCAGAAGAAGGCTCAACAACAGCAACAAGACCCTCTCACTCAAATACAACAGCGTGAGTTGGCTCTAAAAGAGGCTGAGTTTGAACATAAAAAACAAATTGATGTAGCCAAACTACAGACTGAAGCACAGTCTAAAATGGCTAATCAGGAACTCCAGAAAGACCGTTTGGAGTCTGAGGAGAAGCGTGAGGGCGCCCGCCTTGGCGTTAAAATAGCAACCGAAACGGATAAAGCTCGCAGGGAAGATGTTAAACAGGGAATAGAGCTTGGTCGTGAAATAGCAAAGGATTTAACGGAGACAAATGAGTGATCAAATATTGTCGGTAGTAAAAGACCGAATTAGAGTTTATTTAAATGATATTGCAGACCATATGGCATCGGGAGGGTGTGAAGATCACGAATCCTATGTGCGCCTTGTGGGCAAGGTAGAGGCCTTAGCTCTAATTGAGCGAGATATACTTGATTTGGAACAAAGGCTTGAAGATGCCTAGGGGGTTCCGCTACGGCTT